GGTCGGTTTCGACCTCGGCAAGAGGATAGATCTTTCGGGCGTCGCCGCGGTGTTCCTGCTGAAGGACGGCCGCGTGGCCGTGAAGATGCACGGCTTCCTTCCCGAGGGCGCCTGCATCAAACACGAGCACAGCGACAAGGTCGAGTACCGTGCCTGGTCCCAGCGAGGCTGGTGCACCCTGACGCCGGGCGACGTCACCGACAACGGCTATGTGGCCCTCTGGATCCGGACCGGGCAGAAAGAACACGACTGGAAGGTCGTGGAAGTCTGCTACGACGGGCATAACGCAACGGATCTGGCGATCCGGCTCTGCGAAGAGGAAAACAACGAGGACTGGTGCGTGGAGATCTCGCAGACCTGCGCCGGCCAGAATCTCGCGGTCAAGGGCTTCCGGGAGCTACTGCTCCAGGGCAAGGTCCTGATCGAGCAGAACGATCTCGCCGTCTGGTGCCTGGCGAACGCCGTGGAGGTTATGAACAATTACGGCGATCTGAAACTCAGCAAAAAGAACCAGAAAGACACGCAGCGCATCGACCCGGTGGCGGGCATGATGAACGCCCTGGCGCGAGCGCTGATCCGAAGAGACAATCCTACCCTCTCCGACCGGCTCGAGTCCGGCGAGTGGAGTATGTAACGTGTCCGGAACGGACACACAGGAGGAACCATGGCGAAAAAATACGACGATGCCAGCGAACTGGATAAGCGGATCACCTTCCAGCGTTTTGTCGGCGAAGCGGATGTCGTCGGAGACTTTGCCTATCTGCAGGACGAGAACTGGGAGACCGACTTCACGGTCTGGGCTTCCCTCCGGACGATCACCGGCCGCGAGTTCTATGCCGCGGGCCAGGAGACCGGCGAAGTGACTCACAACATCAAGATCCGCAAGCGGAAATGGACGCGCAACGCGGTCACGATGCGGGCCGTGTATAAGGACAAGCGCTTCCGGATCCTGACGCCTCCGCTGGATCTGGACGAGGAAGACCGCTACCAGCAGCTGAAGGTCGCGGAGGTCTGGCAATGATGGAACCGGGCGTGCCCGTCCGGTTCGATATGAACGATATCACCTCCACGATCCGGATGTTCAACAAACTGGCAGAATCGCCGCAGAAGGCCATCAACAAGGGCACCTCGAAAGCGGCGCTGGTCCTGAAGCGGGCCATCAAGAGCGGCGTCCCGGAGCGCACCGGAGCTCTGAAAAAGAATCTGGTCATCCGGGCAGAAAAGAGCCACAAGAGAGGCCGGAAGGTCCGCCAGGTCACCGTCCGGGGCGGCCCCGAAGCAAACGGGATCTTCCAGAAAGACATCGCAAACTGGGGAGCTCTCGGCGGCGACAACAAATACGCCTACTACCCTTCCTCGATGGAGTACGGTTTCCTGGCACGGGCGCCCGGCGGCGGGCTCGTGTATTACGATCCCAAGACCGCGCAGTTCCGCATGCGGCCGGGCTCCGCCGGCAAGACGGAGAAGACGCAGTATATCGAGGGCCGGCATTTCATGCAGGAAGGTGCGGACAGCTCGAGCGAATCCGTTAAGCAGACGATGATCAACGTGACTATGGAAGAATTGGAGAAGATATGGCTGGAGAAGAAATAATCCCGAAGCTGGAACGACTGAGTCCGGAGTTCGCGCTGGTCGCCGCGCTGGAGACCGTCCCGGTCCTGGTGAACAAGGTGGCTGCGCTGCAACCGAAGAAGGACTGGCTTCCTCCCTTTGCCTTCTACATCTCAGACACAGACAACGAAGATCCGACGCTGGACGGCTGGTCCGGTCTTCAGGCATACTCGGGGACGCTGCATCTGGTATCGACCTCCTACCGGGGGCTTCAGGCGATGTGCCTCCGGGCACGCCAGGCGATCCGCGACATGCGCGGAGGCGTCTACAGTACACCGGAAGGCGACTTGACCGAGCCCTGCGGGAAGATCCTGATCGAGACCGCGGATATGACGCAGAGCTCTCCGGACCTCTTTGAGAAAGAAGTCGGCTACTACCGCCGGATGTACACGATCCGGCTGAATTATCAGACAGAGGAGGTATTCCCCGATGAAGATTGAACTTTTCGGCGAGATCATCGCCGATGAGTGGGCGTGGATCTATGAGCTTTTCGGGATCCCGTTCTGCTGCCCGCATCAGGTGCGGGAGGCGATTCGCGATCTGGCTCCGGACGAGGAGCTGATCCTGGAGATCAACAGCCCCGGCGGCGACGTCTGGGCAGGCTTCGAAATCTACGGGATGCTGCAGGCCTGTCGGGCACTTACTGAGGCTCATATCATCTCGCTGGCGGCTTCCGCCGCGACGACCGTGATGTGCGGCTGCGACACCGTCCTGGCTTCCCCGGTGGCCCAGATCATGATCCACCAGCCCTCCGCTTATGTCGAGGACTACCTCAACAACAACGACGCGCGGGAGCTGAAGAACTTCCTGGACTCCGTGAAGGCTTCGATCCTGAACGGCTACGTCGTGAAGAGCGCCGGCAAGGCTACCCGGCGAAAATTCGAGCAGCTGGTCGACGATTCGACCTGGATGCCCGTACAGGACGCCATGGAGCTTGGCCTGGTCGACGGATATCTCGATCTGGACGATGAGCAGGCACTCTCCCTGCCTCTGACCAGCGGGATCCGCGTTAGCAACGCGGCCGGCCTGTCCGCCGCGCCGAAGGATCTGTTGGAGCGCTATGAGTCAGCCGTCCGGGCCGGGTCCATGGACGAGGTCCCCGGACATCCCGTTAAACGACCGGAGCCGATCCCGGAGCGGGAGCTGGCGGAAACCGCGGAGAACCTAATCGACAGCTGGCGCTATCAGGCAGCCATCGATCTGGAGAGAGCGAGGGCCGATCGGTGAACAGACTGGAACGCGGTCTTCTGTCTCTCGGCGCCGGCCGCAGGACAGATCCGTCCGCGCAGCGGGATCCTCCCGTGGAGAATGCGGTCACGGTGACGTCGCTCGGGCTTTCCGGAAATTATACCCCGACCGATCAGGACTCGGCACTGAAGCTGTCCACCGTTTCCCGCTGCATCGATATCCTTTCCGACTCGATCGGGAAGATGCCGTTTTTCGTTTACGATTCGGAGACGCGGGAGCATGTGGAACACCAGATCAGCGAGCTGCTTTCCATCCGGCCCAACGCATGGCAGACTCCCTTCGCCTTCCGGAAGATGATGGAAGCGGAGCGCGTCAGCAGCGGCAACGGGATCGCCTGGATCCGCCGCGACAGGAACACGCTGAAACCCGTGGAGCTGGTTCCGATCCCCCGCGGCAACTGGCAGACCAACCTGCTGACCGACGGTACGCTGCAGTATGTGCTGCAGCACCCCTATACCCAGGAGATGATCACCTGCGGCCGCATGGATGTGATCCATGTGACGGCATTCAGCAAAAACGGCTATAAAGGCATCGGCTACCTGGAACGCGCCGAGGAAGTCATCCGGACAGGCCGGGCCGCGCAGCAATACAGCGCGAGCTACTACCAGAACGGCGGCCAGCCTTCCGGGATCCTGCGGACCGACTCGGATCTCGGCGGCAACGTGACGGTCTCGGAAGCAGACGGAACGACCCGCACGATCAGCAAAAAGGACCGGATCCGGGAAGAGTGGGAAAAGCGCCACGCCGGACCGGCGAACGCGATGCGGATCGCCGTGCTCGACATGGGTCTGGATTACAAGCCCCTGAGCATCAGTAACCGGGACGCGCAGTTTGTGGAACAGTCCGCGCTGAGCGTGGAAGACATCGCCCGGTTCTTCGGTGTGCCGCTATATAAGCTGCAGGCCGGGAAACAGAGCTACAGCTCGAACGAGCAGAACGCGATCGAGTACGTGACCGGCACCCTGCATCCGAATGCGGTGATCTGGGAACAGGAACTGCTGTACAAGCTGCTCTCTCCGCAGGACATCCAGAAGGGGCTCCGGATCCGCGGCAACCTCATGAACGAACTGCGCGGCGATTATCAGAGCCGCGGCGAGTGGTACCGGAAGCTCCGCGAGATCGGTGCATTCTCTGTGAACGATATCCGCGAGCTGGAAGACATGCCGGACGTGGCAGGCGGCGATGATCACTACGCCAGCCTGAACTTCGTCCCGCTGCAGGATTGGCGTGAGCTCTCCAAAGAGCGTGCCGAAAGCGGTACCGGCGGAGGTGACTCCGAGTGATCGTCATTATTTGCTTTATTTTGGGCCTGACAGCGATTTCTGTCGGAGTGGGGATCATATACCTCCCGGCCGGCATCATCGCAGCAGGCGTCAGCCTGGTCGTTCTGGCGCTCATTCTGAGCAAAGGTTCCGATCCGAAACATTAAGCATATCCGCGGCCAGCAGGCCGGTCCTCGTGCCGGCGTGCCGCTGATATAGATCTAATCATTGGAGGAAAAATCAATGAAGAGGAAACTCATCGCACTGGCCGCGGACCGCACTGCCGCACTGAACACTGCGCAGGCCGCCCTGGAGGCCAACAACCAGGCCGATTACGAGTCCGCGATGACTCAGGTCGGCAACATCAACGCGGAGATCGACCGCGTGCAGGCTCTGATCTCGGAGCAGGAGCGCGTCATCGACATGCGTCAGCCCAGCGAGGCGGAAGTCCGCGACATCGCCGAAGAGCGCGCCAACGCTCTCCGCAACCGCCGCGAGATCCGTTTCACGGTTGACGAGATCCGCAGAGGTCTCCGGAACACCGACGGAGACGGCACCCTCTACTCCGGCACCATCACCCAGCCCACCGGCGCAGGCGCCCAGGTCAACGACGGCCTCGGTCAGACCTCTCTGGTGGATCTGGTCCGCGTGCAGGATATGACCGGTCTTTCCGGCTGGGAGGAACCGTACGCCGTTGCCGATCCGACCGCCGCAGTCGGCGCGCCTGCCAGCACTGCCGGCACCGCACGCACCGCCCACGACCCCACCTTCGGCATCAGCGTCATCAAGCCCTATGAAGTCAGCGTGACCAGCTTCGTGGACCGCAACATCGCCCTCCTCAGCCCGACTGCCTACATGCAGAAGGTGCAGGCCATGGCCTTCCGCGCTCTGCGCAACAAGATCGCCGCGCTCATCCTGAAGGGCGACAGCGAAGGCACCCATGTGATCTACGGCATGCTGAACGGCACCAACAAGGCCGGCAGCTCGATCATCTCCACGGTCGCTGCGACGGTCAACACCGGCGCCGGCAAAGTCGACGAGCAGCTGCTCAACAACCTCTACTTTGCCTACGGCAACACCTACGAGGCCGGCGGAAACGCCATGCTGTTCCTGAACAAGACCGACCTGAAGGCACTCGGCGCTCTCCGCGGCACCAACGAGAAGGGCCGTCTCTTCGCCATCAACCCGCAGCAGGGCCAGGCGAACCGCGGCGTCATCTCCGACGGCGGCATGCTCATCCCCTACCTGCTGGATCCGAACCTCACCGCCATCGAAGGCACGGAACAGGCGGCCAGCTCCGGCGCAGACAAACTCTGCTGCGTCTACGGCGACCCGATGAACTACCTGCTCGGTCTCTTCGGAGACTACACCATCCGCGTGGATGAGAGCGTGAAGGCAATCGAGCGCATGTATGCGGTGCTCGGCGACGCGATGGTCGGCGGCAACGTCATCGTGAAGGATGGCTTCGTCGCTGCGAAGATCGTAAAGGCCGCGCCCACTGTCTGACGCCCATGACGGCGCAGGAGAGCGCGCAGGCGGAAGCGGCCGCAGCTGCGGCCCTTCGCGCCTGCCTGGACTACATGCACGTCGAGGAAGACGAAGAAGGCCGGATCGAGCATGAGTTCATGCCGGCAGCGAAGGCTTATCTGGAGGGAGCCGGGATCCCGGAACCCTCTCAGCCTTCGGCCCTGTACACACTGGCCTTCCATTCCCTGACGCTGCACTACTACGATCACCGGGACTCGGTCGGCGAGGAAGCCCCTTTCCCCGTCGGCCTCCGGCCGATCATCAACCAGCTGAAGCACTCCGCCGAGGGGTGCCTCTGATTTGTGTCCAGTCCGGACACGCACTTTAATACTTAACAGGAGGGACAACCATGAGCAAGTCCAATTCTGTCGGGACCAAATTGAACATCGGAACCGGCGGCGGCGCCGTGACGGTCGGCGGGCTCACCTCGATCTCCGGTGTCGAGATCTCAGCGGAAACCATCGACGTCACTGCCCTGGACAACGCAACCGGCTACCGTGAGAAGATCCCCGGCTTCAAAGAGGTCGGCGATGTCTCCGTGTCCGGCTTCCTGGACGGCAGCGACCAGGGCCAGGACCAGATGTACACGCTGCTGAACAGCCAGGCGGAGACGACCTTCGAGATCATCTTCCCGACGAAGATCAACAAGAAGTGGACCTTCTCCGGCTACGTCAGCGCGTTCTCGACTTCGGCCGATATCGGCGACGCGATCACCTTCGAGGCAACGATCATTGTCACCGGGCAGGCCACGCTGGCAGCCACTACGACAGTCTGACGGATAAAGGGAGAGCACACCGTTCTCCCTTTAGATTATATGAAAGGATAAACAAATGGAAAATAACGATATAGTGATCCTTGAGCTCGACAGACCGCGGCAGCTTAGACTGGGCCATAAGGTCCTGAAGCGTTACCTCGCAAAGACCGGTCTTAAAATGAAGCAGTTCGACGAATCTGTCCAGGATTACGAAAACCTCTGCTGTCTAATCTACGAGATGCTTCACGAGGAGGATCCGAACCTCACACCGGAAGCCTGCGACGATCTGCTCGATATGGTCCCGATCTCGGAGATCTATCTGAAAGGAGCGGAGGCAATCAAGGTCGGCTTCGGAAACCAGGACGAGACCGAGTCCGAGGAAAAAGCGAAAAACCCTACAAAAGTCCAGTAGATTTCAGCTGGGACGAGCAGATCCGGATGGCCGGACAGGTCGGGCTTGATCCTCTGACCTGGGAACAAATGACTCCGGCGGCCTTTGTAGCTTACGTCCGGGGCGTGCTGGACGGTGAAAAGACCCGCCTCGAGGAAGCCCGCGCGACGGCATACAATCTGGCCGTCATGGTCCGGGACGCGATCTACTCGAACCGTATGCCGAAATATGAATCGTATTTCCAGAAACAGAAAAAGCCGATGAGCGACGACGACATGTATGATACTGTCGTTTCTTTGAATAAGGCGCTCGGCGGCAACTTTGGTGATTGATTATGGCTGTAGTAAGAAACCTGATGGTCCGCGCTGGTGCGGACTTTTCTGCAATAACGAAACAGGCGAAGAAGGCGTCCGCGTCCGTGAAGGGCATGGGCGCAGCCTTCACCAGCGCCGGCAGTGTGATCAAGAAAGCTATGGGCGCGATCGGCGTGACCGCCTCCCTGGCCGGGATCGCTTATGCGGCCAAGAGCGCCAAAGAGGCCTATGACAAACAGGCGGAAGCTGAGGCGAAACTCACGCAGGTTATGCGGAACACCATGAAGGCGACCTCCAGCGAAACGCAGTCTATTATGGACCTCACCGCGGCGCAGCAGCAGCTGGGCGTGATCGGCGACGAGGTTCAGCTGGCCGGAGCTCAGGAGCTGGCCACTTATCTCGAGAAGTCCGCCACGCTGAAGAAGCTGATCCCCGTCATGAACGATATGGTCGCGCAGCAGTACGGATACAGCGCCAGCGCGGAAAATGCCGCGAATGTTGCGACCATGCTCGGCAAGGTCATGGACGGCCAGACCGGCGCGCTTAGCCGGTATGGCTATAAATTCGACGAGGCTCAGGAGAAGATCCTGAAATA